AGAAGCAATGGGAATACCACCTGTTCTACTAGATGGCGGTAATAATGCTAATATAAGACCTAATCATAGGCTTTATTATTTAGAAACAATTTTACCAATCGTAAGAAAATTAGGGTATGCGCTAGAGCGATACTTTGGTTTTGCAGTATCTGAGGATGTAACAGGAATACCTGCCTTGCAACCAGAACTAAGAGACCAAGCTGCATATTATGCTACTCTTGTAAATACAGGGATTATGTCCCCAAACGAAGCAAGAGAAGCTTTAGGTAAAGATCCAGTAGATGGATTCGATTCACCTAGAGTACCAGCAAATATAGCAGGCTCAGCAGTAAATCCCGAAGAAGGAGGTAGACCTCAAGAGGCTGCCCCAGGTGAAGAGGAATAATATGACAAAAGATATGATGGCAAAAGCATTATCAGCCTTTCTTTCTAAAGAAGGAGTCGATACTATGGACTTAGCAACTTATAAACGTTATGGTACTGAAGTACCTGTTAAAGACTATATGCTTAGAAGAACATTCGGGTCTTGGAATAGAGTACTAAATACTACTATGAAAAGATACCCAGTAGTTGTAGCTGTTAAAGCTCCAGCACCTACTCCAGCCCCAAAAAAGGTTGAGAAAGTAGCACCTAAGAAAGCAGCGCCTAAAAAGGCACCTGCTAAGAAAACTGGAGGCAAATAATGAGTAAAATTTATCACTGGACTAGCACTTTCAAATCATTAGGTGAAACTGATGATGGTGGTGTTGAGATCAAAGGTTCTGCAAGTACTAACGGACTTGACAGAGCAGGCGACATAATCGAAGCAGATGCTTGGACAAAAGGCGGATTGGAAAACTATAAAGGTAATCCAATTATTTTGTTTAATCATAACTATGATAAACCGATTGGTCGTGCAAAAGATTTAAAAGTTACTGAGAATGGACTCGAGATTTCTGCAAAGATTTCAAAGGGTGCAGGCGATAACGTAACACAATTAATTAAAGACGGTGTCCTTGGAGCTTTTTCTGTCGGTTTCAAAGTCAAGGACGCTGATTATATGACCGAAACCGATGGATATAAAATAAAGGACGCTGAACTTTTCGAAGTTTCTGTAGTATCTGTGCCATGCAACCAAGGGGCAACTTTTGGACTAAGCAAGTCATTCGATAATATGGAAGAATACAATAAGTATAAGCAAACTTTTTATAAGGCTAACTCAGACAATGCAGCAGATGCTGTTGAAATTGAGCAGCCAAGTACGGCGAAAGCCACAATGGAGACAAATATGTCAAAAGAAAATAATTCTCCTGAAAGCAACCCAGAGTTTAATCTTGAGTCGTTTGCTACTGAAGCTGCTGAAAAAGCAGTTGCACAGTATGCAATGAAACAAGCCGAACTTAAAGCTGCTGAACTTAAATTAGCTGACGAAGCTGCTGAAAAAGCTGCTACTGACGTTGAAGTTCAAAAAGCCTCCGAGGAAGCAAAACAGGAAGAACAAAAAACTGTAATCCAAGCTGGATTAACAGGAGCCGAAAGGCTTATGTCTGACGTTGAGAAGCGTGTTAATGATAACTACTCTAATTTAGAGACAGTTGTTAAATCACTAGAAGCTCAACTAGCAGAGAAGTCTGAAGAAATCATGAATATTCGTGATTCTAAAAGACACTTTGCAGATAGACAAGGTAACAACAGCGATTGGAAAAAATCGTTTGAAAACGACATCATTGATGCAAAATTTGCTGGTCTAGCGACTGGTAAAGGATGGAACAATGATTACGCTAAAGGGTTAATGGAAAAAGTAAATCAACATTCAGGTGTTGAAGTTTCTTCTGCTGACTTTGAACAAATCGTTTCAACTAACATTGAAAGAGATATTCAAAATGAACTAGTTTTAGCTCCTCTATTTAGAGAAATTGAAATGACTTCAGCTAATATGATTATCCCTATCTTACCAGATGCTGGGTACGCTGAATTTGCTTCAGGGCAAACTGCTTCAGGTACAGGTAACTATGGTAACTTAGAAGAAAGAACAGACAATAGTGCTGCTCCTTTCACAGGCGTGCAGTTAACTGAAAGAACTCTTTCAACTGTAAAACTTATTTCTCAGTCTTACCTAGGTAACGAAACTGAAGAAGATGCTATTATGCCAATTCTACCATTGATCAGAGAATCTATGGTTAGAGCGCATGCTAGAGGTATTGAAAATGCAATTTTAGCAGGTAACCATGATAATGGTCACTATACATCTGGAGCATTCGAAGGTCTATTAGCAGCTGCTGATTCAGACAACCATGAAACATCAGACGGAGCAGCACCATTTGCCGCTACCGATGCAGTTACTGCAGCTGATCTTCTTGGTATGAGAAAAAATATGGGCAAATATGGTGTTAATCCATCAGAAGTTGTTTATATCGTCTCACAAGATGTCTATTACAATCTACTAGAAGACCCAGAGTTCCAAGATGCTAATTTAGTAGGCGATATGGCTACTAAACTAAGTGGTGAAATTGGTCAAGTATTCGGTTCACGAGTACTATTATGTGACGAGTTCGCTACTAAGGCTGCTGACAAGTATGCTGCTATTGCAGTGTATCCTAGAAACTATGTAATGCCTAGACTACGTGGTGTAACCATTGAGTCTGATTACGAAGTTGCTAACCAGCGCAGAGTATTAGTTGCTTCACAAAGACTTGGCTTCACCGATTTAATCGATGCTGCTACTTCTAAGTGGGCGTTCTCTTACAAACCAGCTAGTTAATAATTAGCTTAGACAGGATTCGTGGGGCAGCCTAAATTGCCCCACACTTTTAATAATTATGGCAGATTTAATAACAGTACAGGAATACAAGAACGCAGAAGGGTTAGCCAGTCAAAAGGATGATCAGCGTCTTGACATTATTGTACCACAAGTTAGTGATTTAGCCAAGAAGTATTGCGGTACTTCATTTGTTGATTATTATAGTAGTGATAAAACCGAAGAAATTTCAGTTTCCGACATTTTTACTAGTACTATAATCGTCAGTGAAAGTCCACTTGTAAGTGTGACTTCCGTAAAAGAAAGAGCAAGCTACGAGGCTGCATATGAAACTCTTGCAATAAGTGACTATGAATATTATGTAGACACTGCAGCAGATGCAATAGTAAGAACAACAAAGAGTGGAACAAAGAGATCGTTTCCACGAGGAATGGGAAGTGTGCAGATAGCATACAGAGCAGGCTACAGTGCCGCCCCAAAAGATCTCAAATTAGCACTTTTTGATTTAGTTACTTACTATCTAAAAGACGAACACAAAGAACGAAGAAGTATTGCAGGAGCATCTATGCAGAATCAAGGAACTTCTGGAATGCGAGATAATACAGATTTTCCAGATCACATAAAAAGAGTACTTGATCTGCATAGAGTCATTATCTAGTGTCTAGTAAAAACTTACAAGATTTTTTAGAAAGACAGTTAAAACATATACAAGCAGATAGAATACTTGAAACTTATGGAGGAGGCTCAAAAGGTAAAGAGCGGCCTACCGTCCCTGATGGGTATATAAGCGGGGGCCCTACTGAAGGGATCTATGCACAAAGTACTAGGGGAAAGTCAGTATATTTAGAAGGACAACTATTTGTCTTAGTAAAAGAAGCATTTGATATCGAAAGTACAGAAATATTAAAACATCTTGGAGTAGATAAGCATAAAAATGCAGAAAAAGCTAAAAGAGAACTTTATCGTGCAACAGTAAAATATTTAGTTAAAGTAGAAAGATCAAGTCTATCAAAGATTAGCAAAGAAAGAAGAGATGCACTAAACACAACAAGAAGAAGTCCAAGCTTTAGAAATAAATTTTCAGGAAGAACTTATAGAGCGATAATTATAAATACTTATGCTAGTCTAAAAAATGCAAAAAAACCTTCTGGAGCTTTTGGAAAAGGACTGAAAAAAGCACTAACCGATAATTTTCCTGAAATTGGAGAGCCAGGTGCAGTATTTGGGGGCAAGCTTAAAAATGATCAAGGAAGACTTGTAGGGTATCAGCTAGGACATGGTGACTATGGACAAGCTGTTTCAGGGATGAGAGCTCAAAACATACGAGATAATGCTACAGTAGATAGCAAGTTATCAAAAGAAGACAAAGGAAAGGTTCTAGCAATCTTTCAAGAAGCAGATTTAAAAGAGGTTTCTTCCAAATTTGATCACGAGGTCATGTTTGATGAAAATGGAAAGTTTAGAAAAGATTATGTTTTAATTTTATCAATGCAGTCTGCAGAGTCAAATCAAAAAGATGCAAAAGAGAAAGAAAAGAATGTTGTAAAGAGTATAGAAAAGCACATAGGTACACTTGTTAAAGACCCTAATTCAACACCTTTAGTAGAGATGATTAGACAATCGATCTTAGCTAGTTTTTCAAAA